ACCAAGACCACGGCGAGCGGCAGGGTGCAGATGAACCCCGACAGCACCGACGCGCGTTATACGGAGCTGATAGGCGCATTGCGCAAGCGTTTGAAAGCCCTCGCCCGCAAGATAGAGCCGAAAGTGTATGAATACGGTTTTCTGAAGAAATAAATAGACAGCCAGCCCCGCAGGTTTTGCTGTGGACGCAGGAACACAGTTCCCAACGCCGGAGTTCTCCATGAAGACTCTGCCCTTGCGCGAGTTTCTACAAAAAGTATGCGCAAAATTTGGAGCTTTGAAAAGAAAGGCTTACCTTTGCACTCGCTTTTAACCACCGAATTTGTCCTCTGAATAACAACAGGAGAGATGGTAGAGTGGTCGATTACAACGGTCTTGAAAACCGTCGTACCGAGAGGTACCGGGGGTTCGAATCCCTCTCTCTCCGCGAAATGATTAGAAGCAGTTTACCCTGTACACTAAGGGATAAGCTGCTTCTTTCGTTTTTAGTTGAAAAGCAGGAGGTTAGACTACCTTTTGTCCGTAAATAACACTGTACAGTTTGAGCGGTTGAGCAATGTGTAAGGTCAAAGGTCAGTTGTCGATGTGCATGGTTTTGATAACGACTTTGCCATTGTCTAACTGATTAAAAACAGTGTTTTATGGTTACTGTAAATTATCAAACATTTGGAACAAAAGGGTTCCAGCTAAGATTGAGGCTTTACCAAGACGGTGAAACCAAGTACATCAACGTTACAAAGCTGCTGAAAGGGCCAATCCAGAAACGACATTGGAACCAACGCAGGCAGCAGTTCATTCCCAGCTGCCCCTTCAGCAAGGAAAACAATGAGATTCTGGTGAAGTTTCGCCAGAGGTACGATGAAATGGCTATCGACTGGAGCGGCAGCGTATTCGGCATGGTTGCCACTATGAACGAGCAGAAGGAAAGCGAAGGCGGAATTTTGCTCACGGATTTTATCAAGGACATCGTAAAAGAGCTACAAAGCCGTACACACGAGGACGGCACTGTGAAAGGTAGCTATGAAGGGTACGAGAAACTTGACAGGCGGCTTCAGGAATATTGCGATTATAAGAACATCAAATATTCCAAGCTGAGGGTAACAGACATCCGCCCTGCAATGATAGACGGCTTGTTCGACTGGATTGTAAGGGTAAAAAAGAGCAAGGGTCACGTGTACATATCCACAATGCTACACGCCGTCATCGCTCGTGCGGACAAGGCGAACTACTTGAAGATGGACGATTTCAAAAACTGCAAATGGAAAGGGAAGAACCGTCAGAGCGTCCAGAAATACAACACGCTCAATGCTGAGCAATGCGAGCATTTTGTCGAACTGAAGAAAGATGAAATGCCGAGCAACCCAAAATCCGAACTGTATCGTGACTTTTGCACTTTCATCTTATATACAGGACAATCGGTATGCGATGCGGTTGCGCTGAAGTATTCCGACATTAAGTCCATTGGCGGCGTTGACCATTTTGTGTTTAAGCGCAGGAAGATAGCCGAGAAACAAGCCGTGCCTTGCACAGTACCCATAAACTCAGTGATGAGAAGCATTATGGAAAGATGGGCGGCACAAGCAAGAGACGGCTATGTGTTCCCTATCAGAAACAAGAAAAAACTGGCTACCCAAAAGACCAATAATGGCGACATCAAGCATTTTATAAGCAGACTCAATCATTGGCTGAAACAAGTGGGGGCAATTATCGGGTGTGAATTTCCCTTGCACTCATACACTTTCAGGCATACTGCCATCACTCATTATCTCAGTAAGGACGTTCCAATCATTTACGTGGCAAACATAATGGGAACGAGCGTCAAAAATTGCGAGAAGATATACTACAACAATCAAGGCGACGTGGCAAGCAGGAACAAAGTACTGAACGCCATTACTTTCTAAAAAACAAATGGGGCGAGGCACAGTCTTCAGACACATCCTCGCCCACAAATGAAAGAACTTGCCGTGAGAAATGCTGCAATCTTAAAGCGGCTTGTCCTTTTTCAATCCTGAAACTAATCTTTAAACCTTATCAACTAACCTATATCACTTTGTTGCAGGGGTGGGATTTGAACCCACGACTTTCGGCGTATGAGGCCGACGAGCTACCGCTGCTCCACCCTACGATATGAACGATCCACATTATATAATAGTAAAATTGTTCATTAATAGCACTTTTTCTTTATGATAATCTTGCCAAAGTGAACAGCTCATCACGCCTATCCCAAACAATATCATCATCAGCCTGAAGCTCGTCTGCATATATCGTAACTTGCTCATTTCCACGATTAACCAGGAACTCCGCATCCTTGTCGAACTTGATTGTCTGACCGTTCTCCAATTCAAGTTCAACATAATTATCAGACTCAATATTAGGCTCTATTTGGGTAACGTCCATAGGCGCAAGCCCTGCACGTTCAGGCAGCAGGAAACGCTCGAAAATTAAATCATACTTGATGGGGTCTATAAACGTAATACCCATAAGATACAACACAAGACATCCACCGGCAGAGCCACGCCCAATGCCAGTCAATATGCCATTTTCTTGCGCCCAATTCAACTCATCCCTCTGAATAAGAAAATAATCAACGTTATCAGTGCTTTCAATGACGTATTTCTCATATTCCACACGTTTCCTGTAATGCTCCTCTTGACCGTCTGGCACAAGCCTCTTAAAGCCCTCCTCTATCAATGTCCGAAACATAGTCAGCGTATCGCCATACTTTTTCTTTTCTTGTTCGGTCATGTCATATTTTGGCGCATAGTTCTCGGTCAAGTCGTATGCGGCTGAAGCATTATCCATTATGTCGGCGGTCGCCTCGCACATATCATAGAACACATCATCGTCATATCTATCTGAAAACAACCGCCTAAACTCGTCATACAATTCATCAATGGTTTTCATGTACTGCCCATAGCTTTGTTCATGCGCGGCACCAGAATCTATCTTGTTGAGAACTATTTTGTTTTTCCAATCCTCCTTATCAAGATAGTAAACATCCTGTATCAATATCGGTCTAATATTCAACTGATACTCTAAATTTCCAAGATAGAAATTATCGAAATAACTCTTCATGCTTTGCAAAACGCCAGAATCAATACGGTCAGCACGGTATTCGGTCGTATCAACCTGAAAATACACCCAGCCATCAAAAGCGTTGATAAAGTCCTGAAGCATATCCTTATGCTCACTCAACCAACGACCGCTCCACTTGTCAAAGACAAGCGTATTGCCCCCTGCAAGATTCAAAAGGTCAATCATATCGATTTCTTTAGTTTCAATATTATCCACCGCTATGATTTTCTGGATGCGCAGCATATTCCTGAAGCCTTGCTGAGTGGCGGCATAAACCTTTGCCCCGACCTTATCATTAGCAATCCTGATGGTCAACGAATAGCCAAAGCAATATTTCAGTTCCTTAGCAGTGGCAGATTGCTGCAAGTCCAAAGAAGCAGCCATAGTATTCCTGTCAGTGACCGCAAGCCCTTTATAACCAAGAAACTTCACCTTACTGCACCAATCTTTCAACAAGCCACTGCCATTCAACAGTTCAAATCCCGTATGTATTCCGAGAGGGTAATACTCACATTCGCGTTCCATTTTAGGCGATTGCCCCACATAACGAAGCACTTGAAATTGTTGGTCGCTTGCATCTTTCCTTATATCGACATAATACCACCTGTCACCAAAAGGAAACACGATATAAGGAATATCATCAGCCAGCAAATACGCTGCGTTTTCTATTGAATGGAACAATACTTTTCCTTCCTTCGACACCTTGAATATATGCTCATAATCGTCCTGAATGAGGCAACGCCCAAACTCAGGGATAACCAGTATATCTTTACGCATGGAATATGTTATGCAGTGATTATCTAACCACTCTTTTAAAGTTGCTCGCTTATTCATATTATTCAAGATTAAACTCCCTTACAGTTTTTAGATTGTCGCAAAACACATCGTAAATATCTTCGACATCCATTTCATCCCAGTCTTTGCCAACACCATCAGGAATGTCGGCAACCAACACATCAAAGTATTTCTCCAACTCCATAGCTATCTTACTGGTGGTCTCCTTAGCGTCATTATCATAGCCGATAACTACCTGCTCAACGCCTTTCAACTGGAGCTTGTACATCTGTTCCATACTGATTTTCTTTCCGAAAGTCGCAATGGGAACAATACTCTTGTTATCATAAAGCTCCAATTTTCTGTTTAGTCCCACTACATCAAACGGTCCTTCGCAAAGTATCACTGAATGTGTCGTCATAGGCTCGATAGCGTCATAATTGTACAATAGCTTCGCAAAGCCATTGCCAGACCGTTCATCAGAGTTTTTGTACCTGCGTATCTTGTAATGATGTTTACTGTTATAGCTATCAATGTCAGCCTTGCTCATAACGTTCCTACCCACAAAGCCAACAATCTTACCTGCATCACGCACTTCTAACAAAACATAGTCTTCATATTCACGTTCAATGCCACGATTAGTGCCAACTGGAAAATACTCATAATCATCAGCGTTCCACCCACGCGACTTCAAATATGCGTTTTTGAAACAACGCTTATACCCTTTAGGCATTTGTATCGATACCAATTCGTCATCAATCTCATCGCCAAGCAAGGAAGAGAATCCAGCAACATCATCATCAAGGTCTGCCGTCTCTTTAGGCAACAAATCCTCTCGGTTCAATGCTTGCAAGGTCTCTTTCAGTGTTCTGAAGCCCCGTCCGCAATGAAAGCAGTTTGACATTCCAAACCGCTTATTACCCTTGTCAGGACCAACATAAACGCCAAACTTTTGTCCTCTGTGCTGACAGAATGGGCAGGTGGCGAGAATGTTCTTTCTCGCTCCGTCCAACTTACCCCCAAGCTCATAAAGCAGCTCGTCAGTTATAATTTTACGTGTTTCTAAAGATAAAGTCATAATCGTGTAGTCATTATTGGTTATTCGCTTTGTGGTAAATTCAAAGTGCGCCCTCTGTCATAAAAACATTCGTGTTCATAATCAGTAGCTATTCTGAACGGCTCACCTTTTTTACAGAATCTAAACTTATCTGCATAAAGTCTCATAGTGTTTTCGCGATACTCCTTACGGCTTTGATTCAATGAAATTAAATGAGTGCACGGTCTTGTCAAACCTTTACTCTCACTTATGTTATAAGCCGTCAAAACATTCTTTTCATCATTGACCCAATCTTGATTTTCAATAACAGCCTGATACGTGGCGATAATCCACGAGTTAGTAAGAGCTGCCATATCTTTAAGATCCTGCGCTGTAGCGATACGCTTAAATCTCAAAGACTTACTATCCCAGTTCTTTCCAGAAGCGTCAGTCAACAAATCAAGACTGTCAACAATCACGACATCAGGATATTTCCCGAATTTCTCCTTATACTTGTTGCACTCGTTCATCAAGTCCAGCGTTGACACTTCCTTGCCAAATTTAGGATAAGACCTCACTTTCAGAGTTCCCTTGTAAGTTTGTAATTGCTCTTTCAGCTGCTCCAATGTATGAGGATTAATCTTACCATTCTCATATTCGTATGTAGATGATTTCGTCAGCATTGCCGAATATGCGTCAGTTATTTCGGAAGAGCTGCCCTCCAACTGGAATTGCAAGACATTCAATCCGCTGGTGTATGCGGCATTATAGCCTATATATCTTGCAATATGCGACTTTCCAACGCCACTCATAGCAAGGAATATAGTCAGCTGAGTTCTCAGGTTACTGCCCCTGTTCATAGCGTCCAATCCGTCAATATAGAAGCTGTTGACCAATTTCTCGGTCGGATTGTCGTGCTTCATCTTATTGTCTCTTAGACGTTCCTCATAAGTAGCCGCAATGTCAATAAACTCTTCGGGCTTCAACGAGAACTGCTGAAGCTGGCTCGCCTCACGTACAAACGTACCCATAGCATCAATCCTGCCGCCATCCTCATACTTCTTGTTTACGTCACGTAGAATCTTCTTGAATTGCACCAATTTCAGATACTCCTCAAACTGATCTCTAATACTGTCAGCGTCTTTGCAAGTAGCCACCTCACGTATTTCCTCTAACAGCTCAGATACAGCCCTTGAAGGAGCCAACCGTTGAGTGATAATGCCATACTGAGGGGCTGTCTTATATTCGTTGTAATAACTCTTCAGCGTTGAGTTCAACATCTGATATTGTTGGTCTGGCAGAAAAGCGTCATCCATATAACGAGCTACTGCCGAGCATATCTGACTGTTCGTTATCGCACTGTTGTACAATTCCGCAAGAAAATCAACAGTCAAGACGTTTTCATTTTTCTTTGTTGCCATAGTACACTTCCTTTCTAAACCGCATCAGCTCCGGGTACTTCTTAGCGGTCATTTTACCACACTCCACCCAGTTATCACATCGTCCGCAAGTCTCTGAAAGCGGACTCCAGCCTGTAGTACTTTGCTGACACAATGCCAATCCTACAGGCGTATTAAAAAAACGCCTCTTTATAGGCTCCTCAGCTTCAAGATAGACCATATTCCGCAATGGATTAGGCTTTTGCTTGGCTATCATCGCTGTCAGTTGACCACGGGAAAGCTCCGCCTCGTCAAGCCAAAGATTGATATAATAATTAATTCCAGACTTTCCGTCGGCACTCATAAACTGCTTCTTAAACTTCAAGATTGAGTTGTTGGAAAACAGCCAGTTTATATTGAACCTTCTTTCCGCAATCGAATCCCTGAACCGATACACTTGATACACCAAATAATCGACAATGCGCCCGTCATCCATGTTTTCGACACCATATATCTTAGGTATCTCAAACAGTCCGAATTGAAGCTGAAGTAGGTCATATCCTCCATTGGAAATCTTATACTTAGGATCGATCGTCCGTCGTATCAGCGTTTCCAACATCGCCTTTACCTTTATGGTTCTTTCTTGTAATTCCATTTTGCCGTAATATTAACTGTAGTTGTTTTCTGGCGAAGAATATTCGGCTCTTCACCACATCCTCGCTGCGTTTCTTTAGATGACCCATCTTCCATTCCGTCGCCGTTATCTCCCTTATGCCATATCCTTGCGCATACAGCAAGAAAGGCGAGAGTCTGTAAGCCGGCATTTGCATCAAAGCCGCGTATGTCTTGTCCGACAGGTTATCAGCCAAAGTGCCGAACCCTTCGTCTATCATCATGCTTGTTCCATGCTGATAGATGTCATTCAATGAACACATTTCTATGTCCGTCCAATGCGAGGTTTCCCCAGCCCTTTTCTTGTTCTCGTGGAAACACGCCCTCTTTACGCAAATATGAATCCATGTGTCGAGCTTCATCTTTGGGTCGTATGACCCGATATAGTTGTACAGCTGCATCAAGCAAAGGTTGTAATTGTCCTCCACATCCTGATAGTGATCGGTATATCGTCTTGTCAGACTTTTAATGCTCTCCAACCTCGGCTCTATATACCGTTTGAACAACTGCTCCTTTGTCTTTGCGCTTAACTGCCGACATTTAGCGTTCTCTCGTGACGAGAATCCAGTTCCATCTGTACCCTTGTTTGCCATTCGTTTCTAATGCGGTTAATAAACAGTTTTTTACTCGCCATCGGCAAACCTGCATAGTCACAGTATAGTTTCCACGCCTTGTCACATCTCGCCATCATCTTGCGCATCTGTTCCCTGTCGGGCAGCATTTGCTCCTTGATGTCTCTAATATCAATCAGCTTGACCTCATCAGCCCGACCCTCAAAGAAATTGAAGAAATCGGCAATAAGCAAGCGGCAGTGCTCACCAATGTCATTCTTTACGGTTCTTTTACTTGCTATCATGCCAGATTAAAGATTATAGCGATGAATGAAATACATATAGATATGGATTGCGTCAGCCAGATTGTCGTCGCCATTCACCTCAATCTTATACCGTCGCTCGGCAAAGTCCATCATCATCTCCTTACTGGCATTGCCATTGCCTGTGCCATGTTTCTTGATGTCTGATGGCTTGAATGTTACGATAGGAATATTCATGGTTTCACACACCTCGAACAGTATTCCACGAAACTCGCATAGCTTGCGAAAATCAATGAAATGACCATAAATGACATCCTCTGCCGCCACAGCCTTGATATGATGACTGGTTAATATATCGACGAGCCACGCCCTGAAAGCCTTGTGCTGCGCATAGTCAGCTCCTAATTTCTTGGGAGCCTTGTCTGTATTGGGGAAATAGGCTGTGCCATAATCCCCCAACGTATAATACCCACAGTGGGTGGCAACATCGAAAGCCATAATGTCGCCCCTGCCCAACTGTCCTACATATTCTTCCGTCAATCTCTGCATAATGCTATTCCGTTATTGTCGAGACACCTTGTCTCTTTGTTATTAATAGCTTATGCGGATAGCCTTCTGCCACACCGCCCTGAGTAATCAGCAAAGCGGTCTGCTTCAACTTATTCAAAGCCTCACAATAAGTGGTCATTCCTACCTCATCAGACTTGTCAAGAAGCTCGTCTATGATAATAAAGTCAAGCCCCTTACCATCCTCACAATTATTGTTCGTCAAAGTGTGTAATGACAAGATACAAGCGAGATTAAGACGAGCTTTCTCTCCACCAGAAAATTTCTGATAAGAGCCACAATCAACGCCGTCACGCATAACCTGAACGGAGATTTTATCCTGCAACTTGCCTGTTTTGGTAACGGTAAAGCCTTCTAACTTCAATCTGATGTCAGAGCCTATCTTCTCCAAAAAGTCATTGATTATCAGTGATAATGCGTTTATCTTCTTTCTGGCTATATAGCTTTTGAACATCGTAAAGTTTACTTCCTGCCCTTTCAGCTCGTCATATTGCGCTTGAATTTCCGAAGCCTTGATTTGAGCCTGTTCAAGTTCTTCAGTATATTTAGCCAAAGAGTTTTTCAACGAACTCTCAAAATCAGTCAAAGGCGTTTCCATAAGCTCTTTCTTACTGCTCTGATAATGCTTCATCTGACCTTCAGTAAAGGTAATAGCGCTGTCTTGTTGCTTGATATACTGCTTGCCATTGATGAGCCTGCCTTCCAAAATGCCGTTTATCTCGCCAAACAAGCGCTGACGTAACACGTCAATCTTGCCGTTCAACTTGTCTAACTCATTCTGAGCGGCAACCAATTTCTTGTTTAATGACAAAATTTGATTGTCTGTATCATCAACTCGCATAGAGAGCTTACGAATTTCAGCATACTCATCTTCCAAAGTTTTTTGTCGCTCTTTTACCTCTTTATCAATAGTAGCTATAAATTCTTCTTTGCCCCCCGCGTCATCATTCAGCTCATCATACTGCCTGTTCAGCTTTTCGTTTTCTAAAGAAACTCGCTCCGTCTCTTCTTTTGCTGTCTGCAAGTCTTGACGCAAGTTCTCAACGCTATCTTCCCTGTTAAGCAAGAAATGATGTTGGCATTTCGGACAGACGATAACACCGCTCAACAACGTCTCTATGCGCATACTTTCGCTTTCAAGCTCCTTTATCTTTGTCTTATTCTGCTTCGTCTGCTTTTCAATATTATCAAGCTGTATGTCTATTTTTTTGATTTCGTCCATCAATGCCTTTCTTCTATCGGCACTGGATTCGTCAACCCTCTTTACGTTATTACAATGCAGCTGATATGTGTGCTTTTGTGCCTCGCAATCTTTCTTTTGCTGTTTCAGAACTTCCTGCTGTTCCTCCAAAGCCAATTTTGTAGCCTTGATAACATCAGCCTGTTCAGCCAACTGATGTTTATATTTATCTGACAGCTCTTCAAAGTTGGTAACTGTACCCAAAGAATTATCAGCGCAATATTGGACTATTTTCTGATAGCAGTCTATCAATGACTTTTCAGATTCTTCCAATGTAGTAACATCAGCTTGCACTGCCTGCAATTGAACGATGCGACTTTCCCCTTTAGCCTTATTTTCCTGATGCACGTTTATCTTCGCACGACACTCGGCTATCTTATCATCCAATGACTTAATGCGAGCCTCACGCTCCAACTGTGCATCAGCTTTCTTCACATCCGCTTGTTCAAGCTCGCTCTCAATGGCTGCGATAGAACCTTGAAGTCTGGTAACATCGCTGTTGGCTGTAGCCAAATCCTCTTCAATAGGCTTCATATCGCTCTGTACTCGCTCTATGCTCTCGTCGATGATTTGCCCATTACTAAAACGATTAATGACTTCCTTTTTGTTCTTATCCGAACAATCAAAGAAGCTCTCATATTTGTTATCACACAGAATATAATTGTTGTAGATGTCGTCCTTGCTAAGTCCTATTTCATACAAGATAAACTTATTATAGTCGGCTACGGTAGGCTGGACGGTCTTGTCTTTTTCAATCTCCAAGCCTTCCGAATTATATTTGTGACATTCAATAACCTGTGCTGTGCCGCGCTTGATGGTACGCTCTATGACAAACGTAGTGCCGTCATAATCGTTATCCAACGTAATCTTGACCCAAGCGTCATCAGCATGGTCATTGATGATTTCCTCAACACTCTTTACCTTGCGAAGCTGCTCGCCAGTCAACGCAAAGGATATGGCTTCTATCAAAGACGATTTACCGCTACCGTTACAAGGCTGCGCCGCATTATCCTCGTTCTTGCCAAAGATAAGCGTTGCAACACCCTGTGTCACTTTCAAGCTCGCTTCCCTAAACGAAACAATATTTTCTATTTGTATTTCAGATAATTTCCACATGATTAGCCCTCCAGATATTTCATTCCAAGCTCACTGTCAATATCATTCTCATCACAGTAGCTCTGATACTCCTTCTTAATACCTTGCTTGTCGTATTTTTCTTCTATGCCAGAAGCGGCTGTTTCCGTATCTTCCAGTTGCTCCGCAACCATTTCGACCTTATTAAAGCCCATATCAAGGAATTTTTGCTTATCAAAGAGCTTTGCCTGCTTCTCATTGCATTTAACTTTTATTCTGTGCTTATATCGGCTATCCAACTCAGTGGGTAGAGAATCCAAATCATCCGCATCCACCTCAATGGTGCAATATCTGATGTTTACCTCATTGCGAACAAACTCATACGAGCCATCAGAATAAAGCAGGGTGTAGCCTTTCATCGCATCCTCACCAAAATTGTGCTGACGTGAAGAGCCGATGTATTCAATGTTCGTTCCTGGTATATTTTTACGGTCGTGATAATGCCCCACCAAAACAGCGTCAAAAGGTTTAAAAATATTGGTGGGCAACTCTGTTTCACTAATATGAGACAAGCCGCCATTGATACCTTCATGCAAATACAGGATATTGACCTTACCCTTGTCTATATCCTTACACAATTCCCCGTAATGCTGCATAAACGAGCCGTTCTCAGGCCAATAACGCATAATATGCAACAACACTTCGCCATAATCATAAGAAGCAAAATCGTCGATGACCTCAACCCCTTCATATTCAGAATAAATATGATTATAGCTTTCTATGGCTTCTTGATCGATCACATCGTGATTTCCTGAAGCCAACACGACCGTCAGCCCATTCCTGCGTGCATCTATCAATGCACTCTTAACGGCTAACAATACTGGCAGTGTTTGGGCTGAACGTGATTGCCACAAATCACCACCGACAAATACATCTTCCACGTTATTCGCTTTGCATACGTCAATCATCTCTTTCCAATTCTTTTGAAACTCAGAGATATTGTCACGTGAAATATGTATGTCATTGATTAACAATGCCACAGCTTGTTTCATAATACCAGCCTTAAATTTTGGTTAAAGAAAAAGAGAGGGCTATAGGACACAACGCCTATGCCCTCTCCGAACTACACGATTTATCTAAAGACTGGTATTATCTTAACCTGCGAGCGTGAAGTCTGCGGCGAGGCTGCTCTTCCTCATCCGTTTTCTCTGGCTCTTCATCTTTGGCAGGCTCTTTCTCTTCAGCTTCAGGCTTTTCCTCAGCAGTTTCCTCGCTACTTGGGCGTGGACGGCGACGACGAGGGGCTTCTTCAGCAGGCTTTTCGTCCTCATCCTCTTTACTATCCCCCTCTTCTTCAGCAGGTTCTTCCGCTTTTGGTCTGGGGGCGCGTCGAGCAGGCTCTTCAGGCTTGCTTTCCTCCTTAGCCTTACTCTCTTTCTTTGCGGTCTTGGACGCTTCCTCCATTGCTTCTTCAATCTCTTCAAGGAGCTGCTGATTGTTCTTGCTACGAGAGATACGAACATCAAGTTCGTGGTCTTCAATGAACTGACGTATCTTCTCACGCAAGTCTTGATACTCGTCAGACTTTTCACTAAGGTCTTGGTCAACGATAACGTCATACTCAGTCCAGAGAGAATCAATGGTTGTCTCTCCCTTTTTAGATGTCTTGTTACCTGCATCTGTAAGGTCAAAGTGTGAGCTGTCATCAGTAGGCAATTCGCCTTTCAACTTCTCAACAGCCTCGATAAAGTCACTCTCCTTGCATACTTCCATATCATGCTTCTCGTCATACTGCTGTAGGAATACGAGGGTTGCTTCCAACTGATACTTGGTGTAACGATAAATCTGCTCTGGAATACGAGGGAGTTCCAATAGCTTCTCTGCCTCGGACTCCTTAATATCAAGAGTCTTACGACCAATCTCAATGGTGTAATCTGTCTTACCATTGTTATTGGTGCGAATAACCTTGACTGGGTATGCGTCAGTGAAGCCACTGATAGGACAGGTTTCTTGACCGCCATCCTCACGAAGCTCTCTCCAAAGACGCATCTTCGCATCGTCCAGCAACTTGTACTGATTGTGCGAACATTGCCATAACTGAGGTCCTTTGGCACGTTCCTTGTCGCTTGACACATCAAGCACCATGATTGCGTGTTGGTAGTTGTAACGCAAGCCACCAGTGTAAGCGTTGCTGCTAATGAGCTTCATCAAGTCCTCATCGTCAGCATACAGTTCTTTCGCAATCTTGACGTATGTGTCAATAAGGTCAACGCTGTACCCGACTTCCTTGTCTGTGGTACGGATAACTGGAATACTGATTTTCTTTTCCTTTCCATCTTTCTTCTTGGCAGGCGCAACAATGGAAAGGAAAAACTGATGTACCGCATATTCATAGCCTTTGCGCTCCATCGGAAGGATGTTGCCCTCCTCATCAAAATCCGGAGCCAATGGCAATACACGGAGTGAATACTCGCCGTCTTCTCCAATGCGGAAACGTTCTACACGTGGAACACCGGCTTCTTGTTTAGCCTTCTCTTCGGCTTCAGCAAAAGTTTGTTGTACTTGCTGGAACGCGCTAAATGCGTTCATTTTCTTTACTTCTTCGCTCATCTTTAGATAATTTTCGCGAAGAGATAAAATTGCTCCAATCAACCTCCTGATTAAGGTAGGCTTGGCTATGCAGCTCCCGCAACTCTGGCTCTCTGAGGTCTTCGTTGCGTGGAACCTCAATGCCCCATTCTTTCTGGGCATATTCAACGACCTTCTCTATAATGTCGTTGACATCACGTGCTTTCTCCGATTTTAGCTCGCAGTACTCAAACTGCTGTCCGTTGATTTTCGAGGTATGTATCGGAGCAAACATATCCTCAAAAAACTTGTAGAGTGCCGTAGTGCCTGGGTGGTCGGGCAATGCGTCCGATAGATATTTTAGCACTATCGAGAAGAAATAAGAAATATAAGGCAAATTCCTATTCTTCGTGTTGTCGCAAATGACAAACAAATAGTTGTCATTGTCAGGTAATTTTTCGCAAGCAGCCTTGAACTCATCTATAACGGTGTGACCAGCCACTTTCATTAGTTTTCCTTTACCTCTAATCATGTTTTCTTCTGCATCTTCATTATGTTTTTAGTTAATACTGAAATTCGTGTGCAAAGTTACAGGAAAAGATTGAAATAACAAAATATTTACGAAAAATAATTAGTTAATATATACTAAAAGTCTTAATACACGCTGATTATAAGTTACTTATCGTTATTTTACCCTGTACACCAAGAAACCGATTCATATCCTCGTGTGCGTGTGTACATACTAATATATTCAAAGCATTAAATATAAATAAATGTTAAACATTGGCTCTTTGGTGCATTTTTCTTCAAAAATATTTGGCGGTTTCAAAAATACGCCGTACCTTTGCCCTCGCAATGTCAAAACTGGAACTTTTGACGATAAGAACAGAAATATCAGAAGGGTCAGTAAAGCCCTACAGTATATTGCAAAGTCGCAAGTCGGTTCCAGAGGCTTGCGACTTTTGTTTTGCATACACGCAATCAATTGTTAATAGTCAACGACGTGCCTGATGCAGCTTTGAATATTTTAAGCATAATCAGTATGAATTGAACAAATGAAGCGGCAACGATTATAAATCGTTTAAAAAGCAAGCTGGTTTAAGTAGAGAGAAATATTCTGGGAAACGAAAAAGAGTAAGTCGGCAGCTTATATTGCTGTATTAGGATAGAGATGGCATCACAAACCCGACTGAATGAGAGAGCTTCTTAACTAACCACCTGCACGTTTCCGAGACGCATAAAGGGGGGAGCTATATTTGCGACAGCGAATTGGAGGTTGCGAAGAGTTGTGCCTTCGCAATGGTGTTGAGCTGATAGCACGGTACGCATACCGTAAACATACACCGTTTATGCCATGCGACAGGCATAAAAACAGCGAGGATCAAGCCATACGCAAGGAGCATATTGGTAATAATATGAACAAAACAGAATATTGATCGTTACTGTAAAACTTCCGAGTGGGAAACAACCTCTTTAGGGATTAGAGTACCAACTCGTATAACCTCCGCAAGGAGAAATAAAGAAAAATAAACAATCACGCATAGGCGATGAGATATGATGAAAGCAGTGCTTTATAACAAATGCAAAGCATGATAAAACAAGTATCAGAAAAAAGCTATCTATGCAGAATGATTCCTCACCTGCTTTCAAAAGAAGCTAAAATTTTAGGAATTACGCCCAAAGACAAAGATGCGTGGCATATACTAAAAAAACGATTAAGAGAAAAACTATGCCTACGTTATCAAAAATTGCCTTACAGTGTATTATTACAGGATTTGTCTTTTAAGAAAAACAAACGAAGCTCAAAATCGCAATTAAGAGAAAATTCGTTTGAAGTTTTAAGTGATTATTATGACCACATGGGCATTATATCAAATTTGCAAAATATTCCATCACAAAAGCGTGATTGGATAGATATGCGCAGAAGCGAGCTGTTGCTTAAAATTTCCAAATACGAAAGAATACTATCCGTTAATTTGGGGAAAGCTAATATCAAGCATTTTAATAAAATGCCTTTCGTAATTGACGGGCATATTTATTTTTCCAATATTTATTTACCCAAATATCGAATTGCAATAGAAATAGAACGTTATAAAAGCACAATAGACGTTAATAAAGCGTTCAATGACAGCAGGCGAGTTGACGACTTCAACAGCATTGGAGTTACAATAATACGTTTGCCAGAATTTCAGGCAGCAAACCCTGCTATAATCCCAAGAATTTTAAAACTTAAAGAATATTGATGAAAGCAGTGTTTTGACTTAATACAAAACACGATAATGCAAAACAAAAAAGAAATCTTTACATTCGTCACGCTCTTCGGATTGCTTGCCACGAGCTTGGCGTTGAACCTCATTCAGTCTAACAAGATTGAAGAGCTGGTGGATGAGGTCATCAAACTTCAGCAAGAACAAGTAGCTCTGGACTCTTACACGAACAGCTTACATAGCATAGGAGGGGCTGAAGATGACACTAAATGAGCGTATAGAGCAATTGGAGCTTGCATCAGAAACGCTGCAAGCATTAAGTGAAATTTTGAGCCTTTCACAAGAACAGAAAAATAGCGTTGACGTTGCAGTGGACTTGCTGAAGCAAGAATCGTCAGACCTTAAACAAGTCAGTGAAAACGGCAAGTTCTATGCTCCTGTGTGGGTGGATGCGTTATTGCGTCAAGTGACGGAAACGCAAGCAAACGGTAAGGAGCTGGATAAGGAGATAGATCGTCTCTTCAAGCCGCAAGTGCAATTGCTTCAGATGTCAGATTACAAGTCAGCCAATCCCGCTGATTTGAATGGGTACAAGGTGGTTTACTCTAATCCACAAGAGATTACGGAAATCATCATGGCACTGAAGCATTACTTTGGCTTGATGTGATTTCTATTATTAGTTACAGGGCTGGCATAAGGTCAGCCCTAACCTAACTTTAAGCAAAATGAACAACGAACTCACAATTATCAAAAGAGACGGAACACAGGCTCCATTCGACAAGAGCAAGATCGAGAACGCCGCGCTGAAGGCGATGCGGTCTGTCAGTAACAATGCCTATCACTACACTATTGCACAAGTTATCAGTGACAGAATAATGAATAGGCTGGAGGATAGTAATAAGGATATGCCAATTGGTGTGGAAACCATCCAGAACGCTGTGGAGAAAGAACTGATGACGGCAGGACAGTATGATGCGGCGAAAGCGTATATTTTATATAGGGAAAGACATAATGAAGCACGTTTTATTCGTGAGCGCATAGATTATATGGAACGCTATAGCAATTCCGGTGATAATGCAGCTTCTTCCAGTGAAACCGACCCTAACAGCAATGTGGCAATGAAGAACGTTGCAAACTTAGAGGGCGAAGTCTATAAGACAACTAACCGCATTATTCAGCGTTCAAGGATGAAAGGCAAGCTGACGGAAATGTACCCGACAGAGAATTTTGCGAAAAAGTACATTGAAGATTTGGAAAAGCACATCATCTACACACACGATGAATCTTCCACACCAGTATTGAAATATTATTGCTGCGCCGTCACGCTTTATCCTTTGATGACTGATGGTGTGGGCAATATCGACGGCATTACACCCACACCTCCCAATGACATCCAGTCGTTCAGTGGGCAGGTGACAAACCTTGCTTTCCTACTTTCATCTCAATGCAAGGGAGCCGTTGCCTTTGGTGACTATCTTGTGGTGCTTAATTACTATGTCAACCAAGAGTTTGGCGAGAACTGGTATGAGAAAATCAATTCGATAATTAGCACAAACCACTGTAAAAAGACATCTACAATCAAGACGGCGATACGCAAGGGCATGAAGCAGTTTATCTATGGCGTGAACCAGCCAGCGGGTAACAGAAGTTACAATTCCCCCTTCACCAATATCTCTTTCTACGACCGCAACTATTTTGACGCACTGTTTGGTGAGTTCAGTTATCCCGATGGTACGCAACCTAAATG